TTCCTTTGCGCCATGAGGTGGGATTTCGTGTTTCTCTGGTTCCTGTGCTAAATCACCTCCTGACTCAAAATAGAATTTTGCTATACCCGCGATGATAGGAATAAACGCTCCGATCAGGATATTAAGAAGATCCTTGGATGAGGATGGCAGTTCTGCAGAAGCACCAAGCATGATGTGTACCACGTAAGCAAAGATACCAAGTGCCGACAGGGCAATGGCAAACCTTGCTATAAACCTACTGACCTGTATTCTCTCGTTCACCGTCATTTGCTGCTTGACAGGTTTCGGAGGATCAGGCTTTTCTACAGTAGTAGTTGTTATCTCTTTAGCCATTATCGTTTATTTGCAATAAGAGCTTCTGCCATTCCTTTGATTTCCATGGAAAGACGTTCGTTCGTTTTAGCCACATCTTTGAATGCTACGCTCAATCCATTGACTGCATCCGATGTTATACTGTTCTGTTTGTTTTGCTCCTTTATCACATCGATTAATCTTTCGTCACCTCTAGTATCTTTTTCTTCCCAGCGAATGATTTCTTCTTTGTGAGATTGTTGGGTCTTAAATATATACCAGCACATAATCCCGATAATCACCGCAGGAAGTCCGATGCGTTCTACGAGCATCAAAACAGATTCTACTTCCATTATACTTTGTGGTGCTGGTGGATGATGTCCGCTCATGGTTTTGGATGTGCATCTTTTACGCTTTTTATCCGCTTTTTCCACCCATCTATATCATGGTAAATCTGGTCTAATTGTTCTGGAATTGGGTCGTAGGCCATTTTGCGGTCATCTTTGTATTTCACTTTTAAATATTTTTCATCTCTAAGTTTTGATTCCGCTTCTTCCGCAATAATTATATTTTCTTCTTCAGTAGTAAGTTGAACTCTTACACCATCAGACATTTTAGTTCTAGGCATCTTTTATCCCATACATTGTGATTGATCCTGAAGAAATAGTTGAACTATTATCTATATAAAATTTTATTGATGTAAATGCGTTATTATTTCCGTCATAAAATGATCCAAAATTAAACACATTAATATAATTTGTATTTGTTCTAGCAACTATTTGTCCAGTACAAGATTTTTTATTATCTGTTTTTTGATGACCATGTATTGTGGCATAACCTGAAAGTAATCCGTCATTACCAGTATATGGAATTATAATCAAATGACCCGTATTTCCGTTATTATCTGTACCTAAACTTCCTGAACCATTATTATATTGACGAGTATCTACATACAAATAATTAGTCGTTTTATAGTTAGTATCACCAGAAACTTTAATTTGTGACAAAAACTCTTCACCGTCAGCCGTAGGAACTATGTTAGTAAAAACAAAATGGAGATCGTTAAAAGATGAATGATTATTCAAATTGGTAAATTCTATTAAAGAATCACTTGATGCAGTTTGTTTTTGAATAAGGTGCATAGACCCACCAATAGATGCAGGAACAGTAACATCGGTGCTTAAAGTAACCGCACTAGAACTAAGGGTTGCTAGTGTCTTAGTCGCTGATCCGTCTTTAATATTGTCTACTTGAAGGTCGCTAGGCATGATTTTTATTCTGGTTTAGAGGGCCATTTTAATAATTATACACATCGATAATAAAAATTAGCTGATAAGTGTAGTCCTGTGTTACCTGGATTTAATTTACCAATAAATGTAAACGTTGCTGCGTTTGGATTACATCTTATTGCGCTTACTGTATCACCCTCATAACTGGTAGCTGGCGCATGAACATAATGTGACGGGTAAAGATTAGTATCACCTATAGATATAATACCTGTTCCATCTGCTACTGAAGAAGGCCAGACATATGCCCATGACATGAATACAAAACCATTAAATTTAAATGCATTTAATGGCTCTCCTGTAAACATTACAGAACCGCTATTAAGTATAGTAAAAGATGATGAAACATCTGTAACACCAAAACTGCTTTGTACTGCTACATTATTCCCAATAGTCCCTGCACTTAAAGTATTCGTTATTGATACATTACCATCACTAGCAAGCACTAGATTATTACTGCCAGAACTAGGATGTTTTATATTCGTTAGTTTAAGTTCAGAACTCATGATGCCTCACATTTCAGAGCTTTAAGTTCATCAGTAGTTTTACAAGAATCTGCTTGTTTCGTTATATCCCTAAGTCGTTGCTTTTCTGCTACGATTGCCTTTGTATCAGATCCAGATTCCTGTGCTTGCATAAATCTAATATCTTCAGCTTCTAGTAAAGATTTTCTTTCCTGCCTAAGTCGTTCTTTGGTTATGTCTTTGGCTTTATTTAAATTGATCGTAATCATGCACCAACTCCATCATGTCCATTCTTATCAAAATCGTATTCCCAAGCATTTCTGAAAGTCCGGTCTTCTGGTAAATCTTTTTGTTCTATAATCTTATATTTAACACCAGTAGGCACTATTTTTAGTGCAGTTTCTTCAACCGATAATTCACCAGATGGGGTAATTACTGCAATTCCTGTTTCATTTGGATAAATTATTTTTTGGTTCATAAAGATTCTTTTTTTATTTAGTGGAAGATTGAAACACAATAAAAAGAGGTGTCACCTAAATTGAAGCTAGCAGACGTTGACATAACTACTCGTAATTGAGTTGTTGACATGGTAACGGCAGATTGATTAGATGAATCGTTAAAAATAGATGTTTTTATCATCGGCAATCTCCCGTTACCGGGGCCAGTAGCAAATGCAACTGCATAATTTGCATCAGGCATTGCAATTGTAAAATTGACTGTGTAATCCCCACTTGCGTTGTCAGTAATACCTGAAACATTACCTGAAGCCCTAAATCCTGAGTCAGTACCATTAAAATTAACCCAAGCTCTACACCTAAAATTTGCACCTATCGTTTTAGATCGTGCGTCTGCACTTTGATCAACTAATCCACTCATATTAGCTCCAATCTTGGTCTATGTAAGTGATCCAAACATCAACATTTGCAGCATTTGCTGTTCTTGTATATAGTTTGTCTGTTCCTGTAAGAACAAATTTGTCACTCCAAACAAAAGTCTGTTCTGAACCTAAAGGTTGACTGCTCATTAAATAAATATCAGTCGCTCCTGCATCATAACCAATATACATATGAACTGCTTCCGAAGCAGCAGCTTGTTCTGTCCATACAATTGAAAGAACAGTATAAATATGATTTGCTACACCAGTTATAAGTGCTGTTTCAGTATTTGATAATTCATGAACATAATGTCTTTTTAAAACCTCTGTTCCGCTTCCGCTTGGTATAGCCATATCAACTCATTATTAATGATCGGTGAAGTGCTTTTTGAGCAAATGATTGCTTGTCATGAATGCCACCAGTTTTTGCTTGTATGGCGTTACTATCCACAACGATGTAACTTGAAAATAAAGCTTTTAAAAAATTCATAGTTCCTTTCTAAACAATGACTAATGTTCCATTTACAGTTAGACTTCCATTTGTTCCTATAGTTACTGGTCCAGCCATTACTGCATTTTCATCTGCACTTATAGTTACAGCAGAATTGATCGTTGCAGGGTTTCTTAACAATCCTGATACAGTTGATGACACATGGCCTGTGACACCAGAATCATCATGATTAACTGTAGTAAAATCACCTTGAGCAATAGAACCAGTTCCTTGTCTTTTCATGCGTTCTCCAATACTGAAACTATGACTTCTGCTTTGTTCGATACAGAACAAGCACCATGTATTTCTGATGTATCTGTAATAACAATTTTTCCATCAACAAGATCGAGGTTGCCTCCTACTGGAATTGAAGTGCTTTTACAGATATGAATCTTGCTGTCATCTGATGCAACAAGAGCAATATCGACTGTTACTGTAGCTGTATGCACGTTTGCTACATTTAATCCAATAACAACGTGGCCTTTGTCGGTTGTTACTGCACTAAGATCTGTACCAATTTGAGAAGATGTTCCATGATTCCCAATTGATGTTTCTGATAATGCTGATTTTCTAGTTACAAATTTTGCCATAGATCACCCCAGAGCGATTGCGAACACGATTGAGTTTGCTTGTGAAGCTGTTGCTGAATTAGATGCTGATGTTGCTGATGCAGATGCTTTTGCAGAATAATGTTTAGCAGAATATTCACTACCATTTACTTGACTATCTTCGGCTAGTTGCGCCCAATCTTTTGCAGAACCTCCTAAAGTTGATCCTGTCATACTAGCACCTTGTGACCAAGATTTAGCAGAACGATCATTAGTACCTGCGCCATTAACCTGATCTGTATCTTGCGCCCAAGATTTAGATGATCCACCAGTAGATGCTTGTGTACCTTGTGCATATTCTTTAGCTGAATACTCAGATGTGTCAACAGTACCAGAGGTTTCAATTGCCCATTCTTTAGATGCACCTTTAGAAGAAGTATCAGTAACTCCAGTTCCACCTATAGCCCAAGCTTTTGATGAATGATCTGATCCAGTTACAACACCATCTATTTTAGTTGCATAATTTCCTGCTAATGTTGCTGAAGCGGAAGCACTTGTTGCACTTGCTTCTGCACTACTAGCAAATGTATCAGGATCATAGGTAGAAACTCCAATATCGCCATTGCTGTCAAATTTAAGAGCTTTAGAAATTCTATCAGCTTTATTGACATTTAACGTACTTGCTGTGCCAGCAGATGAGTTAAAGCCAGTTGAGCCTGTTAATGTTGAATCAAACCTAAATGAATAATCTTTGTCATCATTAAGTTGCTGTGCTGTTTGAACCAGTTTATCAAAACTTGATTCAATCGTTTCAGCATCAATTGATGCATTATTCTGATAGTTTGTAGATTGTGTTAAAGGAACATTCCTTGTTACTACAACTGTATCTGCATTTGTAGGATATATAACTGTACTACTTGAAGTGAATCCAGCTTCACGCCATGTTATTGTAGCATTAGAAGTTGTACCTGCATTTTGAACAGTATAGTGAACATCTTTTACAAGATAACCTGATGATCCAGCAGTAAAATCTCCGCTAGATATAGGAGTTCCTACTGTTCCAGTTCCTTTAGTCCAATATACTTGAATGTGACTAGCATCAATAATCGTAAACTGAATATTATGTGGACCATGACCTACTTGTGTACCACCAGATGAAAAAGATACACCTGTGCCATTAAAAGAATGTCTAGTCGTAGTAGTTGTTACAGTCATAAGCTAGTTCCGTACATTGATGTAGGGCTTAAATAATATTCTTGTCCTTCTAGATTCTTTATAGCACGTTCTGCTCGTTCTAAATACCCAGGATTTACGTGTTCTTGTATCGGGTACAGTAATCCGTAATTCACAATAGGTTCTAGGAAAAATAGGTTAGCGTATGGAGTGTTTGATTTGAGGGTTTTCCATGCTCTGGAAGCATCGGATTCGTCACCGACAAGCCCCATGAATAAAGTATGAGGATCTTTCCATGGTAATAAACTCGCAGAAGCTCCAACAGCCAAGTCTGTAAAATCCCTATGGTAGTTCGTAAATTCTGCATATACAAGATCACCTACAATTCCGGCCGCTCCAGATTGAATCAATGAATCTGTAATAGTTCTTATTTCAGTCGGATCTTTAGGTTCCTTTCCTCTAATCATATCCTTTATTGACATCGAAGCGTACCCTAAAGCTATTGCTGGTGCAAGATGCCATAACACAGGAGAACCTTGTTGTAAAGCTCTTGGTCCTTGCTGTACTAAGAAAGTTAAGCCGAAACTT